TCAATCCACATATTCTTTACGGTAACCTATAATATCAAAATCACCAAATTCGTTTGGTTCTTCGCTATGTATAGGAATATCAATACAACGTTTTCCATCACTAACACAACCATTATCAAAAGAATCAGGACTTTTCAAAATGGAATATCCACATTTCATAAAATTTTTCCCTTTCAAAAACATCATTCATATTCAGTTTTCAAGGAGCCACCGACGGCACACGGCCCTTCCGGTGATTGCTATATGGTAGGTGATAACGTTTCACAACGGCTTTCCTTACCATCGAACAACTAACGCTTACACGAGGGTTCCCATTGTACCCACAACAACCGCTTGAACAAATTGCTAAAAATCAATGTCAGCCTTTGTATAGCACTATCTGACTTCGGAAATCCGACTTTCACGGTTGGCAGCGCATCCCTTATAGCTATACCTCATGATGCTTCCAATTCTATCAATTGTCAGTTAACGGATTGAATAAAGTACTGTGTCATCTCGTTTAGTACCTGTTCACTTGACATCTTCTTAGATAGGGGTAAAGTGTTGATTGGTTCAACCTGTCTGCTTTCTTCCGTTAGTGCAGCACACTTTGCTTTCTTGCCCTGATGTCCCTGTTTTCAGTACATTTTGCCGGGTTGCATCCTCTTCACACGCTCCATCTGTCATTCAACAGCCTGACCACCACGTCACTTGCATGTAGCCCTACCAGTTTACCCTGCATTTCCTACTTTCTTTATTCAATCCTTACACTCTGTATTTACACGGGCTTGTGACCGTTACCGCATCCGGTAGCTACATTAAAGGGGAGAGGGCAGAAGCCCCCACACCGTTTTACTTTCCGTGATTCCTTATCCAATGTTCAGCTGCCTTTACATCATTAAACTCCATATCAGAATTAGCAGGACTACACATATACGAATATTCAACATCATCCGGAGTAAGGACAGTAATCCCAAAACCGTATTTAGAAACTTCTCTAACATTATTCTGGTAGATACCCCAGCCGTTAACCTTTTTAATCCGTCTCATAACATTTCCCCTTTCAAGCTACTTCTTGTTACTTATATGTTCTTCCAGCAATGCACAGATGATTTTCCGTTCACCTTCACCCCAGCGTGTTGTTTCCAAACATTCATTAAGATATTCAACACTTTCATCCGTGAAATAATCGCTTGTAACATCAAGGATTTTTTCAAAGGTTCCGTTACCGCCATAGACATTTAACAATTCCTTTTTGCTTTTTGCTGCCGTCAACACCTTAAAAACGTTTTTTCCATCATCCACGATACATTTAAATAATTTCATCTTTCTTTCCCCTTTCTTTTCCTTACCAGTTCTGGTATATTAGTAGTGTTAGCTATATATCCCAGTTAGCTAGCACAGTACTAGCCCCACAAATACATTATAGCACAGTGCTAGCCCGTATGCAACTGAATAATACTTATTAATACTGATAAGGAGGACTAATGAATATGCCAAGTAAAAAACCACAGCTAAATATAAGAACCGACCAAGAATTAATAGACAGGATAAAAAATATAGCTGAGAACGAACACAGAAGCCTTGCCAATCAAATTGAACATATATTGATAAAGTATGCCAATCAATATGAAGCCAAACAAACCACCCCGATCACAAAGCCCGAAAATATTAATATCAACAAGAGTAAGGGAGTGATTGCCGGAGACAACAACGGCACCGTTAAAGTAAAATAATAAAAAAAGGAAAAATACACAAATGCTAGACAAAGATACAAGAGACGAAATCAACGAAATGATAGAGGATAAAATCAGACGTGCAAATAACCGGATATACGAAATGGAAGTTAAGCAAACTGTATTAGAGAACACAATAAGCGGAAGACGGATAAAGCCTAGAAAATACCAAGTCAAACCACATGAATTTGGTAGACTGACATATAGTAATAGGAACCATGATATAGACGGAGTGTCCTCTAGTTCGCTTGGGACATTGCTTATAATATTACTTGCCATCGTAATCACCTTATTTATTGTCTTTCTTATAACCCATAACGTGGCGATAATTATTGACGGACAGCACATAGATATTCTTCCATCATGATATCCCGAAATGGCAGATTACCAGCGATAAAACGAAACGCAAAACAACAATAAGCAGCATAATACATGCCATTGCATTCTACATCCCGTCCGGTGGCAGAGATGATGAAAGGGAGCCACTCACGTGTCTTCCCTTTCATCATCATCTCTGCCACCGAACAGGATTTCGAATGCTTCTTTTCGTTTGTTTTCTTCCTTTTTTGCCGTTGATGCCATGCGTTCGACTTGTCGCAATGTATCATAACAAGAGTACAGATTATCATCAGCCACGTACGTATAGATCATGTCCGCTCGTTTACGCTTGCCAGTGAAAGCAGCATCATAATTATCCTTTGTATGATAATAGTTTTTGAAATGCCTGTCCAATCCCAACGTGTTTTTGCAAATTACCGTGTAGTTTGCTATATCCCTAACCTTTTTGGGGATGCGCTCGTAAATCTGTGCACTACACAAAAATTGCAGCCCGTACTTGCGGTTAAATGACAGCAGGGCCAGCATTTCAGCAGGGAAGTTTTTCCAATCAGACGAATCAAACGTTGTATGTATTTCATCGATTGCGATAATACATTTCATCTTGCGTTTGCGGGCATAACTGGCAGCTTGGATGATGTCCATCCAGTGATGTATTTCCCAATCTTCCTTGCTGTAATAAAAATTTGTCGCTATGAAAATATTTTCCCGTCCCTCGCGCTTAATCGCTCTTTCCATGTGGGACACCATAGAAATGGTTTTTCCCTCACCGGGCAAAGCAACAAACTGATAGATACCCCAAAATTTCCGTGGT